GCTGACCCCACGTTGCCCACAACCTGCCCACACTCCGCCCACAGCGCCAGCAGTGGGCCAAGCAAAGTCATTGCGACCTGCGTTTGATAGATTCCCTTTAGACCCGGTCATTAATCACCCCCTCGCGCTCGATTGAAACCGCCTCGAATTTCCGTTACGGCGTTACGGAAAATCAGACCATCCTCATGTACTCGCGCCACTGATCGAAGGTAATGGTCCCCTGACGCTGCAACTCAGTGAGGCGACGGCGCTCCGCCATCTGGGCCTTAATGCCGCGCACTTTCTGAGGCCCGAGGCGACCCACGGTGTACCAGGGAGGCAGGTAACTGAAGGGAGCCTGATCGTCGCGATCCTCGAACACCTGACGCGTGTCATAGGCATCAAACAGGTCGTTCGCACGATAGAACCAGCGTTCCGCGACCACAGAGTTGTAGTCGGTCCCGTACTTGACGATGGCCATATGCAGGCGCGGCAACCTGGGCTTGAACTTCCCGAGGGAGACAGTCTCGACCAGGCGCGACACAAAGGGAATGCCCAGGCGATCCAGCCGACGACACGTGACCAGGTATTCCACCAAGGCGTCACGCACCTGGCGATCAGCCTGCGACTCATGCTGGCAGATGAAATACACGTCCCAACCCTTCTTGCGACTGTGGATCAACCAGGTGATCAACGCCTGCTGTTTCGAGTCCTGCCAGTTACGCGCATTCAACAGCGCCGCCAACTCATCCAGGACGATGATCCCGTTCTTGGTCTCATCGTAACTTTCGTTCCCGCGGCCGATGCAGTCCAGGTGCGATACAGACGGCTTGTCGGGCAGACGAATGACGCGGCTCTGGCGGGCATCCCTGTTCAAGAGCTTGTCCAGGTTCAGGTCGAGATTCGTGGCAACACGGCGGCCCTCAATGACCGCATCACGGATACGACCGACAGCGCAGAGACTTTTCCCGGAACCGAGACGGCCCGTGATCATGTAGATGGCCATATCAACCTCCCATCACCAGGCGGACATTCTCAGCGTTCCAGCGATACAGGAACACCGCAGCATCCGTCGCAAAGACAGCAGCCAGGCAAACGTTAAGCGTGTCTGCGCCGCACAGATAGAGACCCACCTCAAGACCAGTGCCGAGGCCCGCAGGGAAGGAACTGAGCACCCCATTGATGGCAACAGAGGCGCCAGCAATCAATGCGGTCGTGAGCGTCCCGAACGTAGCAACGGCAGCAAGACCGAACGCAACCTTTTCACTGAAGAACTTGACCAGGAACGATGCGAGGCCAGAGAACAGACCAGCCATCAGAGAGGCAAGCAGTGGCATGACAACTCCTATGCGTTCGCGCTGGAGACGCGGTTATAGATGTAGATCGCAGCAAGCGCACCCCACAACCAGGAGAGCAGGGTACGGATGAACCCGAGCTTCTCGCACAGGTCCACAGTGCCATCGAAATCTTTCCATTTGAAAAACTGGATCGGCTGACAGCTACCACCCGGCAGCAGGGTCGGCATCTTGACGCCAAAGTCAGTTTGCTTGGCAACGTCATTCATTTTCTGAACAGCGTCCGCCCTGGCAGCACCAAGATCGGTAGTCGGCTGAACATACTGATTGCCCATCGTCGGCGTACCGGCCTCATCAATCTTGCAGGGCGCTTTCCCAGGCAAGCCGCAAGTATCGACATTGACAGTGACATTGGAACCAGCCGAAGCCGTGGGCGCTTGCGTTGGATACGTGGTGGTATTCGATCCGTTGACAGGATTCCCCACAGCATCCGTGCCATTCCACGAGTTCACCTGCGATGGCTGGGCCAGCACAGGATTCTTGATGGCATCCGCGCCCGTATTGGGCGTGAGCTTGACGCTAGGCACCATCGTGAAAGTGCCATTCATCGGACGGCCCTGACCATCAGTCCCCGCACCCGTAGTCGTACGCGGAGGAAACTGCATGGTGTCGCCATTCGGAAACGTTGGCGTACCCGGTACACCGCCGCCAATCAATTGATCCTTATCGCTGTCGCTGGCCGCATCCCAGACCTTTGCCAGCGCGGCAGGTGTAGAGGCAGCCGTCGCCAACTGCGCATCCGTGGACGGTACGTATGTAGCCGGTGGATCGGTGTAAGACGTGGCACGCGAGATCGAAAGCACGTTGTTAAAAATCTGACCATCACTGTTCCTCTTCCCAGCGACATACGCAATCACNTTTCCCAGGCAATCCGCAGGTATCGACATTGACAGTGACATTGGAACCAGCCGAGGCCGTAGGCGCTTGCGTTGGATACGTCGTCGTGTTTGATCCGTTGACAGGATTCCCCACAGCATCCGTGCCATTCCACGAGTTCACCTGCGATGGCTGAGCCAGCACAGGATTCTTGATGGCATCCGCGCCCGTATTGGGCCTGAGCTTGACGCTAGGCACCATCGTGAACGTGCCATTCATCGGACGGCCCTGACCATCAGTCCCCGCGCCAGTAGTCGTACGCGGGGGAAACTGCATCGTGTCACCGTTCGGAAACGTTGGCGTACCCGGTACACCACCGCCAATCAATTGATCCTTATCGCTGTCGCTGGCCGCATCCCAGACCTTTGCCAGCGCGGCAGGTGTAGAGGCAGCCGTCGCCAACTGCGCATCCGTGGACGGTACGTATGTAGCCGGTGGCTCGGTGTAAGACGTGGCACGCGAGATCGAAAGCACGTTGTTAAAAATCTGACCATCACTGTTCCTCTTCCCAGCGACATACGCAATCACACCGGCAGGAAGTACCAACGTGATCGAATACACGGTGAACTTCCCCGCCCCCTGGGAAGCATCCATGTACACCTGAGCAGCCGTCAAAGCATCACAAGGGGAAGCCTGATAGCAACGACCAAAGTTCTGACTCGTTGTCCACCAGCCCGTAGACGTGTAGTCCACCGTCGAACCATTCGGCTTGTTTGCAGTATTAGGCGAAAGAAATTGATTGCTACCCGGATCGTAGTTGAGGTTCGCACCGCCCAACGCCAACGCAAGAGCGAGCATGGCGGGCGAGCCTGCGATTTTCCCCGCCGCCTGGGCAGTGCGCAGCATGTTCGCAATGATCGGACCCGCAACAGATGCACCGACCGACACCACGCGACCAACTGGCGTAATGTTCTTGACGCCGTACCAGGTCACAGCCACCGCGAACGTAGTGGCAATAGCGAGCGCACCATTGTTCACGGATGCGGTATCAGGTGCCGACTTGGTAACGCCCCAGGACAATCCATCCGCGCCCAACGATTGCGCCTGGGCATCACGCACAGGGACCAGCACGGAAAGAAAAAGGACCAGGGCGATAGCGACTGGTCCCAGAAACAGATCAACGGTGATTCGATGCAGTGCGGTAGTTGGAATCGACGCAGAAGGCGGAATCCGAACATTTGAGGCGCTCATACTGCGGGTCCCATCTTGGGTTGACACAGGCGGTGAGGACGAACCCCACCGCCACCAACAACGCGGCGGTGAGAGGCCGCATTAGGTCGCCTTGTTGTACAGCTTCTTGGCGAGCTTGAACACGACCAGACCACCCCACACGGCCACGGCCAGCGTGATCGCGTAGCCCATGATCGTGGCGAAGTCCGCAGCAGCACCCGTGAAGATCGATTGGAAGTCCGCTGCGCGACCCGAACCGGACGTTTGAGCGTTAGCCACACCGGCACCCAGAATCAGCGCGGTAGCGGCGAGCAGCTTCTGAGCATTGCCCTTCACCATGTTGACGAGTTTCATATTGATTTCTCCTATGGGCCGACGATGAACCCTGACCAGGTGACCCAGCCCGATCAGAGCATGTCCAGAAACTNACCAACGTGATCGAATACACGGTGAACTTCCCCGCCCCCTGGGAAGCATCCATGTACACCTGAGCAGCCGTCAGAGCATCGCAAGGGGAAGCCTGATAGCAACGACCAAAGTTCTGACTCGTTGTCCACCAGCCCGTAGACGTGTAGTCCACCGTCGAACCATTCGGCTTGTTTACAGTATTAGGCGAAAGAAATTGATTGCTGCCTGGGTCGTACGTGAGATTCGCACCGCCTAGCGCCAACGCCAGCGCGAGCATGGCCGGAGAGCCTGCGATTTTCCCTGCGGCCTGAGCCGTGCGCAGCATGTTGGCAACGATCGGACCAGCAACAGATGCGCCGACCGACACCACGCGACCAACTGGCGTAATGTTCTTGACGCCGTACCAGGTTGCAGCAACCGCGAACGTAGTGGCAATAGCGAGCGCACCATTGTTCACGGATGCGGTATCAGGAGCCGACTTTGTAACGCCCCAGGACAATCCATCCGCGCCCAACGATTGCGCCTGGGCATCACGCACAGGGACCAGCACGGAAAGAAAAAGGACCAGGGCGATAGCGACTGGTCCCAGAAACAGATCAACGGTGATTCGATGCAGTTCGGTAATTGGAATCGACGCAGAAGGCGGAATCCGAACATTTGAGGCGCTCATACTGCGGGTCCCATCTTGGATTGACACAGGCGGTGAGGACGAACCCCACCGCCACCAACAGCGCGGCGGTGAGAGGCCGCATTAGGTCGCCTTGTTGTACAGCTTCTTGGCGAGCTTGAACACGACCAGGCCACCCCAGACCGCCACGGCCAGCGTGATCGCGTAGCCCATGATCGTGGCGAAGTCAGCAGCAGCGCCCGTGAAGATCGATTGGAAGTCCGCTGCACGACCCGAACCGGACGTTTGAGCGTTTGCCACACCGGCACCCAGAATCAGCGCGGTAGCGGCGAGCAGCTTCTGAGCATTGCCCTTCACCATGTTGACGAGTTTCATATTGATTTCTCCTATGGGCCGACGATGAACCCTGACCAGGTGACCCAGCCCGATCAGAGCATGTCCAGAAACTTCCGGACGCTTAGAAAAATGACCCCTGCGACATAACCCGTTGCCCACGCACCGAAGCAAAAAGCCCCGGCGACAAGCAAATCTTGGGACGTGAATGTCATCGCTGTTGACCCCCGATGAAGCCGAGGCAGAAACACACGACCATCAATCCCGTATAGATCAACCAGGCACCATCCATATCCCACCTCCACACAACAACAACCCGACCCCTCGACCATCCCGACCCGTGGCCACTACGCCGCCAGTCGCCGTGCTGCGCGCGACAACAGTCGGCTCCGTGGACACGCATCACACCGTATCCCCATCCTCATCAAAACCATGCGCTTCCAACTCCCATTGCAAGTCCTCATCGAACCTATCCAACTTGCCCTGGGCGCTGTCTAGCTGCTCGGATCGATAACCCAGGCGATCCGATATCTTCATCTGCCGATCAAACAACTCATCGCTGTCCCGCGAAGCGGAGGAGGGGAGCAGATCACCGTCATCCCGTTCCGTGATCACTTCCTCCAGGTAGTCGTATGCGACCTCCAGATAGCGCATGGCCTCCGTGACTAGCTCGACCTCCTCCTCCAGTCGTTCCCTCTTGTCATCCCAGTGGGCGCGAAGCTCATCAGCGTTATCGAACATGCTCTCGAACCTTAGGTTTCCATATCAACGGCGACGAGCCCCGCGACCGCGCACGCGACGCAGGAAAACTCCAACAGGAAAAGAAAAGAGGCCGGCTCGATTCCGATCCACCAGAGCAGGGAGTAGATCGGTCCCTGATCCAGGAGCAGGGAGAGCAGGCCAAAGAGGAACGACAACCAGAGGCAGGCCATCACACGCGCCACCGATCATCCAGCACAGCGTCAGCGACGTAGCCCGCGAAAACTTTCGCCAGCGACCAGACTGCAATCGATGCGCCGACGCCCGACAACATCAACGCAACATAGACCAGACTCGCCATCGCAGACCCCTTCAGTGAAAAAGGCCCGCGAACGAGCCTGACCGGGCATTACGCCGCTTTCTTTTCCGGTTGCGGCATCGACGCACGCTGACCAACCGGCTTCAGATCGACGATGCGAAACACGACCTTGCCCTCGTACTGGCCCACCGAGATCACCGGCTCATATTCACCAGCAGGCAGACCGTGCACCAGGTCAGGCAGCAGCATCAGACCACCGGTCGTATCGCGCTTGATCTGACCGTCACGATCGGCGTACTCAGCCCAGGCGATGCAGGCGGCTTCCTCCAGGTGGTACTTGTTGCCCGTCTTACGAGCCACGCCGTCACGCTGCGTGACAGCAGCCACCGTGATCACAATCTTGTTGTTCGAGACCATTCGTTTCTCCGTCTGTACCGGGGAAGGCATCCCGGCAGGATTTTTCGTTACAAGGAGGCCGGTTTACCCGGCGTTGTTTACCGCCTACACTTCGCACATCGCTAACTACGCGATCGCTAACCGTTGGCATAACGCTTACGGTAAGCCGAAGCATAGGAGTAGTCACAATGCTTAGTACAATTGATATTTTGGATCGGGCGAAGGGCTCCAATAGTGACTATTGGATTGCCCAGCAATTGGGCTTCAAACACCAAGCTATGGTGTCGAGCTGGCGTAAGCGCGGTCACGTGGGAGCGGAGAGCATTCCCACGCTGTGCAAGATGGCAGGAATCTCCGTAACAACTGGCCTAGCCATCTGCGCCATCGAAGGCATCAAAAACAAAGAGAAGCGCGCCGAGCTTCTGGAAACACTGTCTTTTAAGCAAGCCCGCAGAGCCGTGAAACTGCGCCTCAGCTAAGAGGCGTGCACTGCGGGCAGGCTGATTCCACGTGAGTCAGTCTGCCCATCAAATGCACATAATGTATAGAAGGTAAGGCGCAATAAAAAACCCGGAGAGCCGCATCTAGCAAGGCTTTCCGGGTCGGATACCATGGTGGACAAAAAGTACAGAACAGTCCCCAGGGTCGAATGAAAATCCGCACAGCATCACGCCACGTATATCCCTCCGAATTCGCAGCAGCTACCGCAGGTTTCCCTGAAGACGTTATAGCACGTTGGACGGGTAGACACGTCAGAACAATTCGCCGTTGGCGGGCAGGGCAGAGACCCGTTCCCCGATGGGCCTACGACATCGTCATGTTCCGAACACATCAACTGGAACTGTTCTAACGCTTGCGCAACAACTGAGAGCGCAACAGCTTTTCGAACACAGCATTCCTGGTCGTGTCTTTGAACCGCAGATAGTCATTCAACTGGTCCGCCAGATCGATCGGCAGCTCCACCGTCACCGTTGTAAGCCCATTGCGAGCCCGATACGCGGCCTGTCTTTCAGCAGACGACATCGCATTCCCCGATGGCGGACGCCCCCGCTTGCGCTTCACCGGAACGAGTTCACCAGTCTTGTCGTCATGAGAGTCTTTCATAGCACGAAGAAATCGGCATACCAGAGCAATCCAAGCACCAACATGACATCCAGCAGATTCCAGAAACCACGAAAAGGCTCCCGAGGACGCTCAAACAACAGGCCACCCAGCGCAGAGGAAAGCAGAAATACTAGAACAGCGATCTGCAGAGTACCCATCACAGCGACCTTTTAAGCGCGCGCAGCATGCCAACCATGACCAGCACGCAGCAGACAATCAGGAACCCGCCCACCAGCGCCTGAGCCTCAACAGATAGAGGCTCTGCCGAAGCATCCGGCTTGCCCGCGACATATCCAAGCACCAGACCGATCAGGAAATCCATTCGAAAACCTCCATCATTGCGTTGTCTTAATAATCGTCACAAGTAACGATATATACAAGCATTATTTGCGTTACACGTTACGATAATTCGGGGACTGGCGGCTCATACCACTTGTCCGCCGTCGATATCCAGAAGCAATCCCGACCCGCCGAGAAATAGACGCTCATCCCTTGCAGGTTGTGCGTGGCACAGAGTGAGTGAAACACGTCCTGGAATGCGCCCTCGACGGTATCAGCCCAGCGAACGTTGATCGTTTCACGCTCAGGTACCTCGATCCCCTTGGAAGCCCAATAACGCTTCTTGTTGAGCGTGGAGCTTGCCGCATCCTTGGTGATGTACTTGCAGAGATATTGAGCCAACTGGTGCACGCCACGGATGCGCTTGTCCCCCTTCGATTCCGGTCCCTGGACATCGATTTGCCCCTGCGCACGACCCACGATCTCATACCAGATCGCGCGCACCATCTTCACGTTCTGCCAGCCGTGCACGCCGATATGAAAATGGATCGCGCCGCGCTCCTGGTATTCGATAACCAGAACGTATTTGAAGCCCCGTATGGCGTTACTGGTCAGCTTGGACATGCGCCGAACGAACTTCTGCAAATCACGCTGGGCCCGCTCCAAATCTTGCATATTCTCGCGATAGTTCAGCGTGATCATGTGATCTGCCCGGATGGCCTTGAGCTTCAGGCGAACCATCTTACGGGTGCGACGGCAGGACACGTCGATACTCTTTTCGCGGTCCTCCGATTCCCCTCGAGCAGCCTTAGGAAAGGCCCGAATATCGGCCAGGTGTTTGTGCACGTTCACCTGGTAGCCGACGACCTCGCTCATCCCATCCGGATAGTGGATGGCTCGCACGATCGTCTGGGTTCTGACGTTGGGCTGTAGCGCACGCTCCTCGCATTCGAGGACTTCCCGAGCGATGGCCCGGGCGTGATCAATCTTCTTTTCGACGTAATCAGCTTGCGAAACGTCATAGTCGCTGCCTATACTTGTCCCTAGCATGACCAATGTTCCTTAACGTGTCTGGTTGTGCCGCGCCCCCGGAGGATTGCCGTCCTCGCGGGGGTTTTTCTTTGTGTGTCCCTAGGTGTCCAATCGTCCCTAGAGCCTTATGTGGTGGTGTGTGGTTGGTATGTGTTAGTGGTACAAGTCTAGGGCGCTCGCTTCGCTCGCGCCGCTGGAAAGGCAAAGGCGGGCAAGGGAAGGGCAGGCAGTGCACAAGGCTATGGACGGCCCTACGGGGCGTATGGACAGGCTATGGACAACGCAGGGACAGCCAAAAGGCCGGCTGACCCCACGTTGCCCACAACCTGCCCACACTCCGCCCACAGCGCCAGCAGTGGGCCAAGCAAAGTCATTGCGACCTGCGTTTGATA